TGAGAAAAAAGACGACGAAGGATTTTGCGCGTTTGCTTGGCCGCCATACATAAAAGCAAAGCAACGACCCGTAAGCGCATACGACCGTTGTGATTTGTACGAAGAATTACCGGATGGACAAGTTCCATTGACAGCATCATTTATTGAAAAGGTATTAAAAATATGATGGAACAGCGTACAGACGATTGGTTTGCCGCACGGCTTGGCAAGGTCACAGCCTCCCGCGTTGCGGATGTCATTGCCAAGACCAAGAGCGGCTATGGCGCAGGTCGCGCTAACTACCTTGCCGACCTTGTGGTGGAGCGCCTCACGGGTCAGAAGGCGCAAGGGTTTAGTAACGCCGCGATGGAATGGGGTACCCAGACCGAGCCGCAAGCCAGAGCCGCGTACAGCGCCAAGACGGGCATCTTGGTTGAGGAGGTAGGGTTTATCGACCACCCGACCGTGGCAATGTCTGGAGCCAGCCCTGACGGGTTTGCCGAGGAAGGTTTGATTGAGGTCAAGTGTCCGAACACCAGCACGATGCTGGAATTCATCCTCGACGGTAAGCCGCCCCAAAAGTATGTGACGCAGATGCAATGGCAGATGGCCTGCACCGGCAGACCGTGGTGCGATTTCGTGTCATTTGACCCGCGCCTCCCCGAGCGTCTGCAACTGTTAGTGGTTCGTGTCCCGCGTGACGATGCTTACATTGCCATGTTGGAAACCGAAGTAAAGAAATTCCTTGCGGAACTTGACGACAATCTCAACAAACTGGAGAAGGTAAGCCTGTGAACAAGCAATACGACAACAACATGACCGGCGTTTTGTTCAAAAACGATAAGAAGGGCAACGACAAGCGACCGGACTATCGCGGTTCTGCCGTTATCGACAATGTAGACCTCAACATCAGCGCATGGATTAAGCGCAGCCAAAAGACCGGCGATGCGTTCATGTCCCTGCGGTTTGAGGCCAAGGTTGCCGCACCGAAACGCGCCCCTGTGATGGACGAAACCCCGTTCGACGATGACAAGGATTTGCCGTTTTGAAAATCTTCATCGGATACGATAGCCGCGAGGACATTGCCTACGAGGTGGCTCGTGCGTCCATTCTGGAACACATGGAGGCAGAGGTTGTCGCGCTTCGACTGGATGACCTCCGTGAGATGGGGATGTACTGGCGCGAACCAGACCCGTTCTCATCCACGGAGTTTAGTTTCAGCCGGTTCCTTGTGCCTGCGCTCTGCAACTTCAGAGGCAATGCCTTGTTCATGGACTGTGACTTTCTGGTACGGCACAGTCTGAAACCGTTGCTCGACTTCAACAATCCTGATGTTGCCGTGTGGTGTGTGCAGCACGACTACAAGCCTACATCTCTGACAAAAATGGACGGGCAGGTACAGCGCCAATACCCGCGCAAAAACTGGTCGTCGTTTATGTGGTTCAATTGCAGCCATCCGTCAATGGGTGGGCTGACACCCGAAATCGTGAACAGCGAAACCGGGATGTACCTGCACAGATTTATGTGGGTAAACGACCGAAACATTGGTGCGTTGCCGCCGACCTTCAATTACTTGGAGGGCTGGCACACACGGGCGCAGGTTCCTGACCCAACCTGCGTGCATTTCACCGAGGGTGGCCCGTGGTTCGATGAGTACCAGAATGTTGAATACGCTTACGAATGGAAACAATGGGCTGGACGGGTGAGGGCATCCGAGCGATGAAACGCATCTTCCCGCGAGGCACCAGACCCGACGCGATGGCATCTGTCGTAACGCGGATGGTGTTTAACCTTGACCCGCTCAAGACATGGGCGGTCGAGGTTACGGAGTGGAAGAAGCCGCGCACCGCCCAACAAAACAAGTTCCTGTGGGGCGTGGTGTACCCGTCCATCCTTGAGGGCGGTGGCGAGGCGTTGCGCGGATGGCAGCGTGATGACCTGCACGATTACTTTCTAGGTGAGTGTTTTGGGTGGGAGACGCTGGAAGGGTTTGGCAGGAAACGCCTGCGACCGCTCAAGCGTTCCTCTGCGCTCGACAAACAAGAGTTCAGCGATTACTTGCTGTTTCTCGAAACAAAGTGTTTGGACATGGGCATCGTGATACCGGAGCCGAGTTACGAGGATTGACATGACAAACTTAATCGCAAAAGGGCCAATTCAAAAATGGGCCGGTCACCTTGTTGTTAGCAAATTAAAGAAAAAGCCCGTGCGCGAAGGATTTGCATGGGAAAAAGCCGATGCAAATGAAATAATTTTAATAGTTAAATATGCAACTTTTAGTGAGGCGTGTTTTATGGATGTAATTTCATCGCTTAAATCAAATTACGACGAAGCCAATGCGTTGTGGCAAAACTACGAAAAAAAATTAGAAAGTTTTCGCAGCATGGTAAAGAACGATGTAATTTCGCTTGAGGCCAATGCACGCAAAACCACCGATGCAGTTCAAAAAATGAATAAAGCGTATGGCGATGCAATTTCTCAAATGACTGGCAAAGAGATGCAAACAGCGATTGAAAATGCTGAACGGTTGGCAAAGGCTATGGAAGCATTAGCGGCAGTTCAAGCACAAAAATTGACATTTGAGATTGCCGACAGGAAATGAAACTGCGTAAAGAAGCCCGAGGGCGAGGCTGCATGGTGCGTATCCCCGAGGTCTGCAACCACAATTCTGAAACGGTTGTGCTCGCTCACTACAGGCTTGCCGGGGTATCCGGCATAGGCATGAAATCGCCCGACATCCTTGGCGCATGGGCCTGTAGCGCGTGCCACGATGCTATAGACCGTCGAGCGCATACCGACCTCGACCGCGACTATGTGCGCCTGCTTCATTTAGAAGGCATGGTCAGGACAATCGCCCAACTCAACAGGGAGGGACTACTGTGACCTTCATGGTAGACACCCCGTATGTCCCGGCGTACATCCGCAACGAATTCCTGTATGACCACCAGACGGGCAGCGGTGAGTTTACCCCCTGCACCATTTTCGGATTCCGGGCTGAACCTGCACGGGTACCCATGTTTAGCGTTATGACGGCTTCTGGGGCGCAATGGGCGAGGGTGCCTATCCATGCCTTGGTTAGTCGCCCATGCCCTCCAATGGCTTTAGAACTCGTCTGCTGGTGGGATTCGTTTAGCCGCCATGCCGAGGTCAGGGAAATGGAGTTCCTGCGGGGTCACCGCGTCCAAGCGCGAGGCAGGGACGGGGTATGGCGACCGGGGGTGTATCTGTTCAGCGTGTTCTGGCATCAGGGTGGATGGTCGGAGGTCAGCGACCAGAGCAAAGACCACCACATCATCCGGCTAGAGTCGGGGCCGCTGATTGCGTACCCCAACAACAAACTGCATTGGGTTGACCCGAGTCATCTCTCGGGCAACCCGCCAAAAGATTGGCAATCTCCCTCACAATCTTACAGCGTGGAGGCACTATGGTCAGATGGCTTGTCGAATGGTTCAGCAAAGTAAACACGCGACGACAGCACGAATGGAGCCGCGTACCACATCCTAACTGGCGATGCAGCAGAGGCTACCGCGACACTTGGTAAACGATTGGCGAGTCGTCTAAAGGTCGGACAACGGACTTTGACTCCGTGAATGAAGGTTCGATTCCTTCCTCGCCATCACACCTTGCGCTCGAAGTGCGGCACATCCTTGAACGACTTCCAAAATCCACCCCATTGGTTCTTCGGTGAAAGGCTTTGCCAATACTCACCGACCGGCGTGAGCGCAGGGATGTCGTAGGTCAGTTTGCCGTCTTTGAAAAAGTTCAGGTCGATGGCGCACCGCTTGAGGTGGATGCTGTTCATCGTCTTGGAGCGCCCAGACTTCACATAGATAGCCTGCTGCTCCGGGGTGCGTGCAAGTTCGCCGCCCGTGACGACAAAGCCCAACTCGGTAGCCTTGTTGATAAGTTTGGCGACATCCAGCAGGAACGCCGCCTGTTCTGCTACTAGGCTCACTTGATGGCCTCCTTGAGTGCGTCGGTCTTGTCCTTGCTGCTCTGGCTAGAACCAAAGTAGTAACTGACGATTTGACTGGCAATGGCAGACAGCACGCCGAGGACATAGATGAGGATGTCCTTGCGGCTTGCCTCCACAGGGGTATCGTCGAACATGACTACACCAAACAGCACGAAGGTCAGCAGCAGGATAGACAGCGCAAGGATGGGGGTCACAATCTTGTTGATGAGCGGAGCCTTGTCGGAGTTTGCAATCTGCACCTCCCGCTCCCGCGCTGAATCCGTGTCCTTTAAACGAAGTTCCAACTCCGCAAGGTCAAGTTTGTCCTCCTCCAGACGCAACTTCAGCAGTTCTTCCTCATGCTCCATTTGTGCAATCTGAATCTTCGCCAAGTCTTCCGGGGACATATCCGGCTTCAGTTCCACGCCCAACTTCTCCTCAACCACCTTCTTGCCCTTCGCCATGACAGCGTTGGCAACGAGGTTAAGGCCGTTGGAGAGCAACGGCTGGAGTATGGGCAACAAAGCGGCGGGAATCATTTCTTCGCCCTCACAGTATCGTCACCCTTGGTCACGGTCACATGGTCGCCTTCGACATCGACACGCATGGGCTGCTCCTTTCGGTCAAGTTTATCCAGTTTGCCGATGAGTTCCTTTATGACTCCGAACTCCGGCTTTTCTTCCTTCACCGTAGCACCGGCAATACCGTTGAGCATGGAGATGAGCGCGGTCAGCGAGGCACCGAGCAATCCCATAACGGCTGCAATCTTTTCGCTGTCAAGGGCAAGACTGGACAGTACGCCAATCACCACGATGACCGTGATGTAGGCCAAGCCGTGCTTACCGATAGCCTTACCGGCTACATCCTTCGCGCTGCTGTTGGCTTCAAGACGCTGAAGTTCAGCCTTGATTTGCACCTTTAACAAGTTGATATCTTCGCTCACTTGACCGTCTCCAAGAACATCAGGGTCACCGTGCCAAACGCGGTCAGCAGGATGAGGATAATGCTTCCACCGACCTTGACCAACAGGTTCTCCATACGC